TCCAATGTTCTCGTTGGTGAAGTGGGCAACGGAGCTTGTCAAAGTGCCGCTGCCAGTCGTGACGGAACAGGTCATCGTGCCGGTCGTGTCGTTCAGGTCACGCATGGCTGGCCAATTCCATGCGAAGTCGGCAAGCGTCCAACTGGTGTCGCTGATCCGGCGAAGTTCTTGTGGGTGAAAACTTGGGTGCGTGAAGAAGATTAGGTTGTTCACCTGCACCATCTGGATGCCGAATAGCTGTGCCTCGGTCCATGGGGCGGCAAGCTCAAGCGGCACTCCACCGGACAGCACAAGGGAACCGTCCTTCCAGAAGCGCAGGTATCCATCACCAAGCTCCAACACGAACCGGGATGTGGTGCTGAAGTTGAACGGCAGCAACCGGCACTGCTTCGTGTTGTATTTGGCTTCCCCTAGATACAGCATTCCCGGACGACGACGCACCCCGCCCAGCGTCCGAGGAAGGAAGTTCCGGCATACCCGGCAGGCTTTCTTCAGCGACTCAAGGTCCACGCGACCCATCAGGTCCGGCGTAAGTTCCCCGGCGTTGAATGCATTGGTTAGTATCCGTGCCATTATGGGTAGATTTCAGTGTTTACGGGATCGGGGTAGTTGGGGAACCCAGCACCGTATCTGGCAGAGGTGTAAGAGTCCATGCGTTCGTGGTACGGGATGACTCTTGTCATGGTCTCAGCGGCGTTGGTCTCCTCGGCCCTTGCCCTTGCCGGTGCAGCCAGTGCGTCAAGCATCTGAATGGCAGAGGTTTGCAAGGTAAAGGAAGGGGCAATCGCCTTGGCAAGCTCGTATCCAAAGAACTCACAGAAGTTGGCATCCCACAGGCTGACCTGTTCCACTCGCCGCAGATATCGCAGCTTGCATGTGGTCAGGTTGGTCAGCACCTCGGTGCCCTCAATTTCAAACGGCACGCTACCCACGCCGGGAGGACATCCGTTGATCTCCAGCACCCGGAGACAGTCACTGGGCAAAGGATAAGCGTAGGTGTACTCAAACGCCGGAGCGGTCGCAGATGCCGTCAGTTGCATCCGGCGCACCGCAAAGTTCCAAGGGTAGGCCCGCATGAGGTTGTCCCTGACCGCATCAAACATCCGGCGCACATGCTCTGCCGTAACGGTGTTCTCTGACAGGTCCGCGATCCGTGCCATGCCAATGTGCCCGAGGGCAAGGTTTGCGAGTGTCGTTTCAGTCATGAGCGTAAATAGCAAAACCCCCGACCCGGCACAAGTCCAGGCCGGGGGCCAACCAATGAACCAATTTTACAGCTTCTTGCGGTAGGCAAGTTCGACCTCAAAGGTCGCGCCAGCAGTGGCGGTGGTGACAGCGTCCCAGATGAGGCGGATGCCATCGGTCTGGCGAAGCACTGGCAGGACCAGAGCGTTGGCACTCACGAATGGAGTCACGGCAGCACCAGTGTAGGCGGCAACGGTGGTGAGGACGGTTGCAGAGCCTGCGCGGACGTAGGCCAAGCTCATCGTGCTGGACACGGTCCCTGCGATCTTTCGCATGCGGGAGTTCTCGACAACAATCTCGATGTTGTCGGAAGGCAGTTGGCTTGTCAGAACGTGGAACTCACCGTTTGCCTCGGTGCCAGCGACGGTCACGAGGAAACGCATGAAGCGCACTTCGATTTCCTGCTTGGCACCGTCAACGATGGTGTAAAGAGCCGGGGTGCGGCGCTTGGTTTCGATGTCAGAGTAGTAAGTAGCCATGATGTTTTTTCAGTTAAGGGGTAGGGGTTTCAGGGCTTGCGATTAAGGGGATTCGTCGCAGTAGATGACCTGCACTTTTTCGTCCTTCACACGAACTGCGCCAAAGGCGGCGTAGCTCATGATTTGGAGGGCATGGCGCTTGGTTGGCAGCTTGTCGATCTCAAGACGCTGGGAGATCGGAGAGACCTTGAAGGCGGACTTGGTGAAGGCAACGCAGGTGCGAACGTCGGTGCTGGCAGAACCAGTGGTGAACAGACGGTTGCTGATGATGGTGTTGAAACCCATCAGCTTGGTCGGCTTGCCGGTCTGGCTATCGGAGAGCCACTGACCAACGATCTTGGCCCAGATGTCGTTTGGTGCGGAAGCAACGAAAGTGACGAGGTCCAGCTTCTGGCGAGGGCTGATGGCGAGGTAAAGCTCTTCCTGCTCGACGTCCACTTCAGCGGTCTCAAAGCGTTTTACGGCTTCCAGAATCTTGTACGGGGTCAGACCAATGTTGGTGGCAGCACCAGTCAGAGCATAGTTCACTGCAATCTCAGAGGTAGCAGGAAGGGCAATGGAGGTGTTGAACGGATCGGCACCACCAAGGCTGGCGGCAGTGGCGGCTTCAATGAACACGGAGTCCATCTTGCGGTTCAACCCAGCCTTCATGTTCATGATGATATCAGAATCAGGAAGGGCTTGAGTGTTGAGCCACTGGTTGTCCCACTGGTCGCGCTTGATGCCGACTTCAAACTGGCGCTGGTAGCCTTTGCGTTTACCACCGCCAACGTCGGACGGGTTGCTGTCGCCAAAGCGTTGACCAGTGGTCTCAGCAGCTTCGATGATGTCAAGGTCAGTCCAAACGTATTCTTTGGAGGACCAAGCGGATTCAAGAGTGCCAGCAGAAGCGAACTTCTGGTTGGCTTGTTGCAGTTCCATTTCCCATTGGGTGGAGAACTGTCGGCGGAAGTGATCGGGGATCGTGAGTGAAGCAGAATAATCGGACATGATGTTATGTGAGTGAGAATTTCAATCTCGCTGCATCATCCGGTAGGCCGATCTCGGGCCGTATCTGCTGCGCCGACTTGGTGAGTTAAGCCGGATGTCCGGGACTCAGTCGTGCATCACTACGGGATACCCTTATTTCCAATTGCAAGACAGAAAAAGAGCCGCCCCGGAACTTTCCAGAGCGGCCCTGATTCGATTGACGTCAAGTTGGTGATGCCTGCTTCCACAGTGCAGCGACCTTGGCTCGGACTGCTGCCGAGTTGGGGTGACTAGCGTTGCGGAAGGCTTCGTACTCTGGGTTGCTCTTGTCTCCCATGATTGATTTGGCGAGTTGTTCCGGCCCGAGGTTGGCAACGGCTGCACCACTGACCAGTTTCGACTCACCGAGTTGACCGGCAAGCTGGGCGAAGGCAGCAGTCATGTCTACTCCAGCAAAGAGTGGGGACTTGGGATCAAATAGTTCCCGTGCGTTGGGTAGATTCATCGTGGTCGCCAACCGGGCAGCAAGGGACAGGTGAGTGTCCACCTTGTCGCCCCAGCGTTTTGCCATCTCGCCCCGCTCGTACTCGGCCAATTGAGCCGCCTCCGCTTGCTGTGACGCCGTCGCACCAGTCAGCCTGTCCATGTCATACTGCACCAAGGCTTGAGCCTGCTTAGGGGTCAATCCAAGCTCGTGCGCCTTGTTGGCGAAGGCTTTGGCAGCGTCGTCGCTCCATTCCACGCCGTCAGGCAACGCGGCAGGCTTGTCGAACTTGTAGCCGTCCACGGTTTCTGGCACTCCGTAGAGCTTCTTGAGTTCACTCTGGTATGCCGCCTGTACTTCCGGCGCAGCATCAGCGGCAGGAATGGTCAGACCGGGCGGCTTCGCCCTGGCTGCGGTCATGTTCTCCTTGAGGCTCTTGGTGATTCCCTTGAGGTCTTTGAAGTTGGCAAGCAGGGCGCGATCCTCTTCGTAGTCGGCAGGAAGCTTGGTCTGCCACTCCGGCACGAACTGACCGTCCGGCGTGAAAATGGATTGCTGCCATGGCGCATCCACTGGTGCGGCGGCAACTGGTGCGGCTGGGGTTGTCTGTTCGACGGGTACTAGTTCTTCGGGCATGGTTGTGTTGGTTTTGGTTAGATTAAGTGGCCGTACTTGGCCTTCCACTCGACGACGGCAGGGGTCTTAGTCCCCTCCGATAAAGTCATCGGTGGGCACGGAGGGATCGGTGCCCTCGTGCGTTGCCCCACTTCCGCTGGTTCGTAGTCTTGCTTTGCGGGAGGGCTTACCGGCTTCCTGTTGTATGGCCGTTTCTGGCGTGATGGTTGGTTCATGGTTAAGGATGGTTGATGCGGTGGCTTCTGCTTCGCTGTAGCGCAGGAGCAGGTTGACCACATCGGCGCGGCCAATCTTGCGGTAGGTCTCCAGAGCATCCTTGCCCACTGGCGCAAAGTAAGGATGCGCGACGGAGCACAGCGCCTTCTTCAGGATCACGCCGGACTGACCGGAGAATGCACTGCGGCAGGCAGCGGCGAACTCGTCCAACGGGATCGTCTGGAACAGTGCCTGTTCAAGTGGAGTTAAGGTGCCCACTACGCTGCGCCTCCCATTGCTCCTGCGGCTTGCATTGCCAGTTCAGGGTTCTTGACTGCTGCCTCGGTAATAGCTTCCTGCTGCTGTGCCATTTGCTGAGCTTCTGCCCGTGCCTGCTGCATCATAGCCTTGTCCTCAAGGGATCGGAAGTACTTGGAAGGCACTCCTTTGCCGCGACCAATGTCACGCTGTGCAGCAGACAAGTCCCAGTCGTCCAGTAGTTCTGGCTGGGCTTGAATCAGCGGGAAGAACGTCTCAATGGTGCTGGCAAACGCCTGCTCCTTTTGCGCTTCGATGGCTTGAGACATCCGGCTGATCTGGATCGTCTGAGGGTACAGCAAACGCCACTGACCGGCGGCATCCTGAATGAAGGCTTCCTGCGGCGGTTGTGGGAACCGTCCCGCTTGGAAGAGGATCATGAAGACACGCTCCAGCAGTGGATTGATCAAGTCCGTGGTCAGCAGAGTGAATGCCGGTGAAATGCGTGCCAATTGCTCTGCCTGCCGTGCCCTGACCTCGGTGGCGGTGACTTGCCGTTCAAGGTTGGCGAACTGCTCAAACAGCGGCATGTGGAAGGCCCGCTTGATGCGAGTGTCCACCCGGTTCACGAGGTCCAGTCCCACCCGGTAGTCGGAAGGATCGGCCCAGACTTGTGGGGCATCGCTCATGTCGCTGACCTGAGTAACTCCACCCGGCCCAAGGTCCACCATGCCAACGGCTCCGGTCTTGGTGATGACCCGAGGATTGACCTTCAGGTTGGCCATTGCTGCCATCAGGCTTTCAAGGTAGTTGCTCCCGCGAATGTCAGCAATTGACAGCATCGCAGGGGAGACTCCGTAGGGCGATTCCTCGCTCCACTTGAGCCAGCGGGAGACCATCACCGGCATCGACTCAAAGCCGTCTTCCTTGACGATGGTCTTGCTGTGCTGGTGCAGATAACAAGACGCAATCGGCATGCCCATTGGCCCACCGGCAGGGTTGCGGTCCTTGCGGTCCCGAGGGTACACGGCATGGATAAACTGGTGCTTTGTGTGCCGCTTGTTGCCTTCGACGTCCTTGATGCAGACGGCAGGTGCCTGATCTCCAAACTGCTCAACCGCTTGGTTGGCAGTAAGAGTGAAGAAGCGGAAGACGCGATCCACGGTTCCTTCGTCGTTCTCGGCACAGGCAAATGTGCCAGCGTGCCAGCATCGGAAGTTGAGCGGACGATCCTTCCCGGCTTCGGCGGACAAACCAACGGTGCCAAACGCACCAAGGTCCAGATACCCGAGGTGGACAGCGTGGTAAAAGTTGCTGTTGGCTAGTGCTTTGTGTGCTCTCGCGGTGCAATCTGAAAGCCACATGTTGACTGCCTCGCTGCCGTTGACTGACTCGTTGGCTTCCCACTGGAACCAGTTTTGCTGGCTTGGGGTGACCCATGAGGTCATGCCGCTTGCCAGCGTATTGAGCGCATCGACAGCAACGTCAGACTGTAGCCTAGTGTCCTCGGTGAAACTGCTGCCCTGCTGAGTGAAGCCCAGCCTGCGGAGCGGCAATGCATGGTCAGCGCACTGCTGCCAGATGCTCTGGAAGCATGACATTTCTGCCTGCAACTGTGCAGCCTCTAGGGAGAGTTTCTCGGCTTTTGCGTCCATTAGTAGCTAGTTGCGCCACCCAGCATGGCGGTAGGGTTGTTTGCCACCATGCCTGATGCCATGCCCTGCACTCCGCTCGGAGTCACGCTCTGATTGAACCCATACTTCCGGCGGCGACTCATCCGCATCTCACGCCCAGCGGCAGCAACGTCGGCACTGGACCGGGTCGGACTAGGAGCAGGCGCTTCGTATGTAGGCAACTGGACGGCTTCAGCCTGCTTCATCTGCTGCTGCATCATTTTCATCTGGGTGTTGAAGTTCTTCTGCGACTGCTGGTTCGCCTGCTTCTGCTGCTTGACGGCTTTGTCGTTGTTGGGTTTTTTCATCGATTTTGCTGATCAGGTTGGCCAATTGATACCACTTTGGGTTACCCCTTCTCGTAAAAGCAAGCCAATCCTTGCTCGGCCAAGTGCCGGATCGAACCAATCCAACCACTCTGCGTAAGTCACCAACCATGAGCCAGATGTACCATGCGTCGCCTGCTGTATCGATTTCCCACGGATCGTCTAATTTATCCTCGGGCCAATCGCTACGGACGGGACGGAAAAGCAGCACAAAATCATCTGATGCAATCAAAGTGCCACCACTGGCTAAATGAGCGGTGACGTCCTCAATCCAGCTTGATCCGCCAACTGCGGCGGTCATCTCTTCCGCTTTGTCCCATGCATTCATGAAGCGCAGGCAAATTGCCCGTGATGAATGCTTGCTGCCTCTCTGTAGGCGTGTGCAGCGTCTTCAATGGCGTCAAAATCCCCAAGGAATTTGCGTTTTCCGGCAATTGTTATTTGAACTCTCCATCGGTTCCCGACTTTATATGCCCCTTTAACCCCAGAGGAGTTGTTCTTGTATGGTCCCTTATTGTAGCTATTTTGATTGCTTGTAGCCAAGCGCAGGTTGCAAATTCGGTCGTCAGCAGAATTCCTATTGATGTGATCAATTTCATTTGGTGGCCAGTAGCCATTGGCTGCAAACCAGATAATCGCCGACCTTTGGGAGAACCGGCCATTAATGCAGATTCTCCAATAGTTTCCTACAAGCCCTCCAGCTACGTCACCTGCAAATGCCCCACCTTTTCTATTTACCTTCCATATCACCTCACCCGTTTCCGGGTTGCAGTGAAATAGATCAATAATGGTCTGATGGCACGGATGTGCTCGGGCTTTTGCATGGGTGGATTTCTTCACCCTACATTTATAAGCTACCTCTATTTAGCAATGCAACAGGTATAATTCCCCATGCATGACTAGGCACTGTATTTCTTCACGGTTGGAGGAGCAAAGAATTGATGCCCCAGACTATTCCGGCCCACCATCCCTTGCAGCATGGCTTCCCCAATGTAGCGGAAGGCGTCTGCCGTATGGCTTGACCAGTCATGCACCGGCTCATTGGCAATGTAGCCCTTGGCCTTGTCCTCGCGCCTGTGGTACCACTCCAGTGCGTTGATACCGGCAGCGCACTGCGGCAGTGCAAAGCGGCAGCGGGGCAGCACCTCGCGCATCCTGCTGATGCCGTGCCAGATGTTCTGAGTGCGGGGCACCACCCGGATGTTGGCCAACCCAGCGTTTTGCAATTCCTGCTTAAACGACAGGGAGTTCTTCTGGGTCGCCTCGGCATCGTGCGGCAGTAGGTGACCGGCGTAGCTGTAGCCCTTCTTGATCATGTGGGCCACTCGTTGTGCGGTGCCAAGTTGCAGTCCGCTGTCATGATCGATGACCCTGATCTCCCCTCCGATCTCTTGAAAATACCAGACCGCAGTGTTCTCCGGTGCCCCTAAGTCCCATGCCGTCCAGACAAGCGATCCACGCTCCCAGACGACGTCCTTGGATATCCGGTTGTCGGCCCTCGCTTCGTCCAGCAGATCAGCGTAGATGGCACCAATAAGGCCGATGGAAAAGTCGCAGTAGTACTCCTGCCGGATCATCTCCTCGCGCATGCCGGAGCGGCGTTCCTCCTGCACATCGTCGGCACTGAGTGCTCCAGTGTCCTCCACGCTGAGCCTCTCTACATGCCAGTCCGGGTTCTCCCGGTTCGTCTCCAATAAGTCATAGAACCAGTTCTTCCCACGCGGCGTTCCGTTGAAGATGCACCATCCGCCGTTCTCCCGCAGGATCGGACGGATGTAGTCCCATGCCAGTGGGTTGTGCTGGGCTGACTCGGAGAAGATCACGCCAATGGGGTTGCCGCCAACGACGTCGAGCGTGTCGGTCCCGAGGATTTGGATCGTGCTGCCATTGACCAGCGTGATCTTCATCTGCTGCTCGTTTGTCTTCGCCACAAGCTCCGGCGGCAGGTGGTCGATCACCTTCATGCCTGAGTTGGCATCGATGTTGTCCCACATGGCTTTGCGCCCGAGGACGGCAGTGGGGAAGAAGTAGGCGTAGTTGCCCATCTTCTGCGCTGCCATGATGGCCATGATGTTGAGGAAGGTCTTGTCTTTACCCGCCCTTCGGTGCCACACGCAGATGCCCCGCTTCACGCCGTCTTGGCAGATGGCTTGCATGATGCCCCGCTGA